AAGAAGGCTGTGAAGGCAAGTAAGGGGCAGCTGACTTGCCCCTCTTGGCCTCAGTTGCAAAGTAAAGCTTGGATAGGGATAAAGGCCCTAGCTGGCGGCAATAAGGGCAAACAGGGCAAAGGTGAAGGAGTTAGGGGGTGCGAGGATGGATAAGTTTTTTAAACAAAACAATTGTGATAGATGTGGCAAAAATTTAAAGGGTGGCCGGATCATGTCTATGTTTAATGAAGACTGCATCTGCATGGATTGTAAGGAAAAGGAAAGGCAAGATCCTGAATATAAAAAGGCAGTAGAAGCTGAACATGGGGCAGTAAAAAGAGGAGATTATAATTTTCCCGGGATTAGAAAATAACTAGAATCAAAGATTAGGCCTTCGGGCCTTTTTTCAATTGGAGGTGAAAAGCTATGGCGACACGGGGAAGAAAACCTAAACCAACTGCACTTAAGATTTTGGAAGGCAACCCCGGTAAAAGGCCACTAAACGATAAGGAACCCCAGCCAGAAAAGAAGGCACCCCGCTGCCCGTCATGGCTGGAGCCGGAAGCAAAGAAGGAATGGAAGCGGATGGCTAAGACTTTAGAGGCTATTGGGGTTTTAACTCAAATAGATAAGGCTGCCTTTGCCGGTTACTGCCAGGCCTATGCTAGATGGAAGGAAGCAGAAGAGTTTTTATCTAAACACGGCACTATCTTTAAAACCCCTTCCGGATATATTCAGCAAGTGCCCCAGGTATCCATTGCCCAAACTTATCTTAAGGTGATGAAGGATTTTTGCTCTGAATTTGGCCTTACCCCTGCTGCTAGAACCAGAATCAGGGTGAATACTGTTGACACACCAACAGATGATCCCATGGAGGAACTATTAAGGGTGAGCAAATAATGCTCTTTGATCATGAAAAGGCAGAGCGGGTGGTAACCTTCATCAACAACTTAAAACACACTAAGGGAGTTTGGCGGGGTGTGCCCTTTGATTTACTGCCCTGGCAGGATAAGATTGTTCGGGATATTTTTGGCACTGTAAAAGAAGATGGCTATCGGCAATATAATACAGCCTATGTGGAGATACCAAAGAAAAATGGAAAATCCGAACTTGCTGCAGCTATAGCCCTTTATCTTACCTGCGGAGATGGAGAATGGGGTGCTGAAGTTTATGGCTGTGCTGCTGATAGGCAACAGGCCTCTATCGTATTTGATGTAGCAGTAGAGATGGTAGACCAGTGTCCGGCATTAAGGAAAAGAATAAAACCAATACTATCTCAAAAGCGGTTAGTCTATATGCCTACAGCAAGCTTTTACCAGGTTTTATCTGCTGAGGCCTACACTAAACACGGCCTTAATGTTCACGGGGTTATCTTCGATGAGTTACATGCCCAGCCAAATAGGGAGCTTTTTGATGTAATGACCATGGGTAGTGGAGATGCAAGAAAGCAACCCCTATTCTTTTTAATTACAACAGCCGGAACAGATAGGCATTCCATCTGCTATGAAGTCCACCAAAAAGCAAATGATATCTTAAGAGGCAAAAGGGTTGACCCTACATTTTATCCGGCCATTTATGGTATAGCTGAAGATGATGATTGGACCGATGAAAAAGTATGGTATAAGGCTAACCCTTCACTTGACCACACCATTGAGATAGAAAAGGTAAGGGCTGCCTTTCAAAGTGCTAAAGAAAACCCGGCAGAAGAAAACCTTTTTAGGCAACTTAGGCTTAACCAATGGGTAAAGCAATCAATCCGCTGGATGCCAATGCACCATTGGGATGCTTGCTCCTTTGATGTGGACCTAGAAAAACTAAAGGGCAGGGAATGTTATGGGGGCCTTGACCTTTCAAGCTCCATTGATATTACAGCCTTTGTTTTAGTTTTTCCACCAATCCCGGAAGATGATAAATACTATGTCCTACCCTTCTTTTGGATACCAGAAGAAAACATGCAGCAAAGGGTAAGAAGGGATAGGGTGCCTTATGACATCTGGGCCAGGGAGGGCCATCTTAAAACAACAGAAGGAAATGTTATTCACTACGGCTTTATTGAGAAGTTTATAGAAGAACTATGGAAATCGCCTTTGATAGATGGGGAGCAGTCCAAATGACCCAAAACTTAGAAGGTGCCGGCTTTACCGTAGTTCCCTTTGGCCAGGGCTATAGGGATATGAGCCCACCTACAAAGGAACTTATGAAATTAGTTCTTGAAAAAAGAATAGCCCACGGAGGCCATCCTGTTTTATCCTGGATGATGGATAATATCCATATTAGAACTGACCCGGCAGGGAATATAAAGCCTGATAAGGAAAAGTCCACAGAAAAAATAGACGGAGCCGTGGCAATGATTATGGCTTTAGACAGAGCCATTAGAAATGAGGGCAGTAAGTATGATCCCAATGAATTTACTACAGATGAGGCTTTAGATAAGCTTTGGGGCTAGGAGGTGATGGAGTGCTAAATAAGGTTAAAGGTATTTTTAAACCAAAGGCTAAAGCAATACCGGAAACCCTGGAAATTAACGATAGAAGGCTTTTAGAAATGCTAGGAATTAAGGTAGATGAGCTAAACTTTCAGGGTGAAAATGCCTTAAAGGAAGCTACTGTCTTTGCCTGTATCCGGATTTTAGCCGATAGTATAGGGAAACTGCCGGTTAAAGTTTATCAGCATAATGGCACTGTGGATCATTACCTAACTCCTCTTTTAAAGACTAGACCTAATCCTTGGATGTCTGCCAGGGATTTTTTTAAAGCCCTAGAAGTTAAACGCCACCTTTATGGCAATGCCTATGCCTGGCTAGAGTTTGAAACTAAGGGTAAGGATGCAGGGAAAATAACAGGGATCTATCCATTAGACAGCTCTAAAATAGAAATCTATATTGATGACATAGGCCTGCTCCCTGGTAAAGGAAGGCTATGGTATGTCTATAGGGATAGTAAGGGGACTGAATATAGGATTGATCCAGATGAAATCCTTCACTTTAAAGGTTTAACCAGTGATGGGATTGTAGGGATTACCCCTCTAACCCAGCTTAGGAAAACAATCGAAAATGCAGGAGCAGCTAGTCAGTATTTAAATAATTCCTTCAAGACAGGCCTTCAGACCAAAGGGATTATTCATTATATTGGAGATTTAAGTCCTGAAGCCCAAAGAAGGTTTAGGGAAAGATTTGAAGAGATGGCCTCTGGCCTTAAAAATGCTAACCGGGTATCCCTACTTCCTATAGGCTATCAGTTCCAGCCACTAAGCCTAACCATGGCTGATGCCCAGTTTCTAGAGAATACCCAGCTGACAGTAAAGCAAATCGCCGCCGCCTTTGGGGTAAAGAACCACCAGCTAAATGATTTAGACCGGGCAACCCATACCAATGTGGAGCATCAACAAAGGGAATTTTATGTAGACACCTTAATGGATATTTTAACTGGCTATGAGCAGGAATTAACTTATAAGCTTTTTACCCAAAGGGAACTAGAAAAGGGCTATTATATAAAGTTTAATGTTAATGCCATCCTTAGGGCTGATCCAAAAACCAGATATGAAGGTTACCGAATTGCCATCCAATCAGGCTTTATGACGGCCAATGAAGTAAGGGCTCTAGAGGAAATGGAGGCACTACCAGGGGGAGATAAGCTTTTAGTTAATGGCAATATGATGCCTATTGAAATGGCAGGTGAGCAGTATATGAAAGATAAGATTACAGAGGAGCAAGTGAAAGGTGGTGGTGAAAATGGCCAGTAAGTTTTGGAACTTTAAAGCCCTAGATGATAATACTGGGGAACTTACCCTTTATGGGGAAATTGCAAATGAGACTTGGTGGGGTGATGAAGTAACACCAAAGGAATTTAAGGCTGATTTAGATGGTCTGGGAGAAATAGACACTTTAAACATTTATATTAATTCCCCAGGGGGCGATGTGTTTGCAGGGCAAGCAATTCATTCCATGCTTAAAAGACATAAGGCCCATAAAAATGTATATATCGATGGCTTAGCAGCAAGTATCGCAAGTGTTGTAGTTATGGCAGGCGATAGAATTTTTATGCCTAAAAACGCCATGCTGATGATCCATAACCCTTGGACCTTAGGTGTAGGCAATGCCTCTGAATTTAGAAAGCTGGCTGAGGATTTAGATAAAATTCGGGAAAGCCTAATTGCTGCCTATGAAAATCGTTCTGCCCTCCTAAGGGATGAAATTATAAAGCTTATGGATGGGGAAACCTGGCTAACAGCAAAGGAGTGTTTAGAATACGGATTTTGTGATCAGGTGGAAGAAGAAAAACAAATTGCAGCATCTATTGATAAGGCATTATTAACAAGGTATAAAAACACACCAAAGAAACTACTGGATGGATTAAAGGAAAGTCCGGGACAAGAATTACTAAAACAAAAACTACTATTAGAACTTGAGCTGTAAGGCTCATTTTTATTTTGAAAGGGTGATTAGTTATGAGTAAAAGGTTACGTGAACTATTACAGGCCTTGGAAACAGAGAAGGCAAAGGTGCGAAGTTTACTGGCAGAGGACAAGGTTCTTGAAGCAGAAAAGGCCATGGAGGAAGTCCGCTCCTTGCAAAAGCAAGTGGCCCTACAGCAGGAACTTGAGGCATTAGAAGAAACAGATTTAAGGGATGCTACTCCTGTTAACATGGCTAACCAAACAGCTGCCCAATTGGAAGAAGAATATAAAAGGATATTTTTAAAGGGCCTAAGAAGGCAGAGGATTACTGCCGATGACCATAGTATTATCGAGGAATATAAAAATGTGATGCACGAAGGCGGGGTAACTACTGACCCTGATGGGGATACAGGAATAATTGTTCCAGAGGATGTCCAAACAAGGATTAATAAATTAATGAGGACTCTAAATGATTTATCCCGCCACATTAGGATAGAAAAGGTAAACACTTTATCTGGCTCCAGGGTTCTGGAAAAGGATGAAGATATGGTGCCCTTTGCTGTAGTAGATGAATATGGGGAAATTGAAGAGATTGATAATCCTAAATTTACTCCTGTTAGCTACCAGCTTATTAAAAGGGCTGGCTTTCTACCTTTAACCAATGAGCTATTAAAAGATACAGACCAAAATATTTTAGCCTATGTAACAAACTGGATTGCTAAAAAGCATGTGATAACTAAAAACAGTTTAATTATTTCTATCTTAAACAGCTTAAGTAAAAAAGGTTTAAAGGATATAAAAGCTATTAAAAAAGTTCTTAATGTGGATCTAGATCCGGCAATTAGTTTATCTAGCACTATTATCACTAACCAGGATGGCTTCC